TGATTGCAAGTACAAGATACACTTAGCAGGCGGGGATACCGAAAAGACAGCTTATAAATATCTTGAATCATTAAAGAGAGAATACAATGAGGCAACTATATTATTGATAGAGCCATTACCTCAATTCATAGAAGATATCTATATAGAGTCAGAAAAAATCCCAGTATTTGGATACGATATTCGTAGGCCTATAGAATTAGAATTTTGTCATCATCTAAAAAAGTTTGCAAAAGACTTTGGCATAACTGATTATATAACTCAAGAAGAGATCCTAGAAGCAGTTGGCTTGCCAGTATTGAGATTAAAAGATACTCCAAACGATAGAGTTATAGAAATTGATGGATTAAAGCCACATCATAATTTAGCTATCTATAATTTAATAATTCAGAAATGTATGAAGATAATATCCTAGTTGACTACAATTATGGTATACTAGTGATATGAAATGTAACTTTTGCGATAATCCAAAATACATAGAGCGTATGAACTCTAAAGGCGTACTTGAAAATTTTTGTCAGAGTTGTATTACAAAATTAATTAGCGGGAACCGAGTAAGTTGAGCTGGATACAGGCATCAGTTATATTTGGACCAATAATAATATTGATCATTGCATTTTGGGATGATATAAAATAAAGCAGTTGACTAGGATATATATGAAGAAATTATCAGCATTAGTAAGTACCATTGCGATAGCAATCCTTTCAGGAGTTGCATTGTCTAAATTTTTAAATTGGGCGGGACATCAAGAAATCTTTGATTTCGACCTAGATGAAGATATAGATAATGAGGATGTCTAGGTCAATACTCTGGCTATCTTGGATTCCAGGAACATACTCAATAATATACAATATGGTAAATAGGGACGAATCGGACAAGCTAGCGAAATATCTAGCCGATGTGAGATATCAAAAAAATAATTATTTTGAAGCTAACAATCTTATGGCTAGGTCTTCGCTAGAATGGGTCATAAAGGGCCTTAAGAGCCGATTAGAGACTTGTATGAACGCAGAGTCAGGGGTATGTGACCTATGGTACTTAGAATCCCATTCTGACTGTTTATTACTAATGAATCTAATATATGAATATAGTGGAGATCCCCTGTATGATGCTAAATTATAAAATGGGTTCTTCTACCGCCGCCGCACTTCAATTTTTTCACTTTCGCACTATTTGCCCATTATGGTATTATTTATAAATGAATAGTTTAATATTAACTTTTCCAAGATGCGGATCATTCTATCTGCAACAACTTATTCATCAAAATTCTGGAATCATGCTTCCAAAAAGCCATATCATAGAAGGGTCTGATAAAAAAGATTTAATATCTATCATTAGGAATCCACAAGACTCTATTAAGTCTATGATTTCGATGGAAATGCATTACAATAAAGATTACAGATTTAACTTAAAAGATATAGAAAGATCTTATATAGAAATGAATGATTATTTAACTAATAATAATGCATTATTGATTAGGTACGAAGACTTACTAGACAAGCCACAAGAAATAACAAAAAGAGTTTGTAGGTTTTTAGGTAAAGAGATTTTAAGTGTTAACTACGTTAACGTTCTAAAAGACATTAAAGAAGACAATCACTTGGTATCCAGCAAAGACTCTAAATATTATCTACTTGTAGACATAAAAAAAGAAGATTTAGTTGATGCCAACGAGTCCTATTTTAAAACTTTAGAAAAATGTATTTAGTCCTAATATATCTTTTATTTTTTTATTAAGCATATACCTTGACCTCTTAGCTCAATTTCTGTAATGTCATTAAAAAAGTCTCTAACTGCTTTTTCGGCACCGTATGAGAAACCTTCATGAAAATTAGTTATTACCCAACCTCCAGGAATAACCTTATCCCAAAAGAATTCTAAAGAATCCTTTGTCGGTTGATATAAACTTAGGTCTAAATGTAGCAATGCTATAGGTCTATCTTTTATCTCGTTAAATCTAGATGGGATCCATCCTTTATAAAAATAAATATTTTTATATTCTGATAAAACATTTTTGCATACATCAATTTCAGACTTCCAGGTAAGATCTTTGTATATAGGGTTATCGAATTCTCCTACTTCAGAAAGCCCTTCCCATGAATCAAATAGGTGGAGATCTTTTTTACAATGCTTTGCTAATTTTTCTGCAGATGAGCCAGTCCAGCTACCACACTCTACAAAATCACCATCAGGAATAGAGAGATTTAATAATGTTGCATCAAACTCTAATGCCCATTCTTTATTTACCGTAGGGTATGTAATTCTATTTACCAGCTCTGTTTTCTAGTTCGTCTCTTAGTTTATCTTGAGCAGTAGTACGCTCCTGGATCATGTCGGCAAATTGAGGGTTAACTCTAAACGGAGAGTTCCAGTCATTTAGCTGTCTTTCAGTAGGATTTTCATGTCTTCCTATCTGCTCTTCCCATTCGGGGGTTTTGTAATTATAGAATGTTCCTGGATTGTCTTCTGCAAGTAACGCAAAAGTTGAAAAAGCGTATCTAGTTCCAGAAAGAGTTTCCATAGTTCCATGATCATATGGAGAGCAAGCTCCGTGTAAAACTATGTCCCCAGGCTTTACTGGAACGATTAAGCACGGCTCTGCCATTTTTGCTTCATCTATTCTTAGGTTGCCAGTCTTTTCTGTGCCGTCTGGATTTATGTTTGGATAGTATAGTTCTCCGCCAGTAAAGTCTCCAATGTATGCAATCATTCCATACTCTAGTTCACAACAAGTTGACCATTGATCAATTTCCAATAATAGGTGACAGTTTCCTTTTCCAGGGCTATCGGTATGTACAAACATTCCTTCGTCTCCAGGACCAGTGACCATAAGGTTTCTTACTGGGTGAATAACAATTTCAGGGTGTATTAATTCAGACATAAACTTCCAAAGAGGGAAGGTCTCTTTAAATGGAGGGCTCATCTTGTCTGCATACCAGTCTCTAACGCTCCACAAATTTGGGTTAGAGTGTCTTTCAAATTCTTGTCCTCTAGCGTATACCGCATCGTAGATATCTTTTGGAATTACATTTTCAAATTTGTATATTCTTGGAGCTAACTTTATACAGCGTGGATCGTCATAAAACATTATTTCTTCTTTCTCTTAAATAAAAATTTTTTTAAAAAGTTTTCAATTTTTGCTTCTAACTTACCAGCATGACTATCTTCTTGATAATGACGGGATCGAAAGTACGGGCTTTGCATAACTTTGGAAAAGTGATCTCTTGTCATGATTAACCTCCTGAAAAGCTGTTAATTAATTATACCACTAAAAGCATTAGAAACCCCTAATCAGAGGCGGATCCGATTAGGGGTTTAAGGACTTTCGCCCTATACAGGGAGTACGAATACTCAACCTGAATACTAAGTGTATATTTAATGCCTTACAAAGTCAAGCATTATTTCCAAACCAGACCTTGTCCAGTAGGTAGCTCTAATATTTTATCTTTACCAAAAAAATCATCCATTGCTTTTCTTGCACCAATAGTTTTATATGAACCATAATCGTCACAAATAATAACGCCACCAGGAACAATTTTTGGCCAGAAATAGTTTATTGAGTCTTTTGTAGGTTCGTATAAATCAACATCAATATGAACATAAGAATAGTTTAGTGGCTCTATTTTTTCAAAAACATCAGGTATCCATCCAGCATATAGCTCTGGGCTTCTGCATCCTTCTAGGATAAGTTTGGCTCTGTCGATTGGAATTTCTAGTTTAACTGTTTTAAAGTAATCAGTATCAAATTCTCCAGGCTCTGAAACTCCTTCAAAAGAATCTATTCCTATAAATCTTTTATCACACAAGTCTTGAACAAAATACATTGACATTCCTGCATATACACCGCACTCCGCAAAATTTGCATGAAGCTTTGCCTGTTGAATTGCTATTTGTCTTAGAACATACAGCCTTCCATAAAAAGGGCTATTTATATCATTAGACATATTAGCCTTTTTGTTTAATGCATCGTGAATAGATGTAAATACGGGGTCGTCAACCCATCTTGCTACAGATGATTCCAATTACTCTTCTGTTCCTATTAATTGCCAGCTGGGATAATGTGTAACCATTCCTCTAATTGCTAAGCACTCTTCTTCAGAATTTGCAGTAACGATAAGCTTTGCATTTATGCCATTAGGAAATTCTTCTGACCTGTCTAGGCCGTTAGCATTTTCCCTAAAGGTTTGTAATACAACTTCTGTAATTGGCTCAAATATATATTTAGTCATTTATAATACCCTTTTCTAAAAGAACGTCATATAGAGCAATTGCAATAACCTTAAAAGATTCATTGCCCTGTTCCATATATACCTTCTGATCTTCTTCCGATGTACCAGCTCTAGAATATAGATCCTTCATCGTATCGATTATCGAATTCAACATTATGTCTAATGTATCTTGTCTACTCATTTGTTTCTCCTGGATTATAAGAAGGCGACGGCCCAAGTAAGTAACCCGCCTGATGATATTCTACCATTTTAGCAGTATCTTCGCTACCAGCTAATTTATTAGATATCAAAGTCAATATGTCATATATTCTATGAAGCATGATATACGAGACCATAGGGAGATTGTCCTCTAGGTTGCTTGTATTTTCGTTATTCTGGTCTTCCTGCATCTAGCCAAAAAATCTCTCTACCCATTGCGTCTGTCACCTGAATTGGAGCAGACTCAGTTTCTAATTTACAAATACATTCTTCTTTACACATTTTTATCCACCTGAGCAACTATATTCTGATAAGTTGCTAGCCCTAATGCTTTTTTATACTTACAAGATAGGCAATATAAGTATACCTCATCTAAAATAGTCTGATTACAAAAAAGAATGGATTGGTCTACTGGGCATAAAAGCTTTTCAACCAATCCTTCTTCTGACATGGAAATGTAGGTTGATACGTATTGTATCCTCATCCCATCTCCTTTACTTTGTCGGAAATTTTAATAAAAATTCCTTAGCTCTTGGGGTCATCCCCTTCCAAGCTGACCAATCAATACCGCCATTGGTCATATAGTACGTTATCTCTGCGTTTGTTACTGGGTCGAATAACTCCTTGTTACTCTGTAGATCAAATTTCTCAAGTCTTGCTGGACCTAAGTCTCCAATCATATTTATTTGAAATAATCCGTAAGAACTATCTCCTGTATTCCTATTCCCGTTATATGCAAGCGGTCTTCCATTAGATTCACGCTTTGCTATGGACCAAGCTTGTTTAAGGCCTACTCCTTCGAATCCTACAGTCTCAAGTAATAGTTTTAACTCTTCGTCTGTAAGCATCTCAGATGGTTTGTAAATTTCTTTACTAAAGCTATCTAAGACTTCTTGCTTTAATTGGGCTTCAGTTTTCACTAAAGGTTCTACTACAGTTAAAGCGTTTGCCGAGTTACCAAACAAAAATAACATTGTTACTGCTATTATTGTCCAGTCACGAACCAAATCGCTAAACTGTTGCTTTATATTCTCCATTGGCATTTCCTCCTATAGAGATAACGAACTACAATCATAACATTAATATATAGACAATGTCAACCTAGTTAACTAAAATAGTTAAACATATTTAAGGCACTAGACCGCTAAATAAAAGTTTGATACACTAGGACTTCATCTAAAAATTATACCGCAAGGCGGAGAAAAGGTCGTATAAAAAAATGTCACAAACTATTGCAAATCCTTATGAGAACTTTATTGCTTTATCCAGATATGCAAAATGGGTAGAAGCGGAAGGTCGTAGAGAAACATGGGGAGAAACAGTAGATAGATATTTTTCTTTTATGACCAACCATTTAAAAGAAAACCATAATTATATTCCAAATGAGAAGCTTGTTGCGGAATTAAAAGAGTTTGTATTTAAAAGAAATGTAATGCCATCTATGAGATCAGTCATGACTTCTGGAGCCGCATTAGAAAGAGACAACGTTGCTGGATACAACTGTGCATTTTTACCAGTTGATTCTCCAAGATCGTTTGACGAAACAATGTATGTTCTTATGTGTGGAACAGGTGTTGGATTCTCAGTAGAATACAAGTACATTAATAAGCTTCCTGCCGTTCCAGAAAAACTAGAAAAATCAGATACTGTTATTGTGGTAGAAGATTCAAAACAGGGCTGGGCAAAAGCATACAGAGAACTTTTAGCACTGCTTTGGACTGGACATATTCCAGCAATTGATGTTTCAAAGGTCCGTCCAGCAGGAGCAAGACTTAAAACTATGGGCGGAAGATCATCTGGCCCACAGCCATTGGTAAACCTTTTTGACTTTACGATTGCAAAGTTTAAGAATGCAACAGGAAGAAATTTAAAGCCAATTGAATGTCATGACATTATGTGTAAGATTGGTGAAGTTGTTGTTGTAGGTGGAGTTCGTCGCTCTGCAATGATTTCTCTTTCTAATATTAACGATATTGAGATGGCTCAAGCAAAGTCAGGAAATTGGTGGGAGCAAAGCCCACAACGTGCATTATCAAACAACTCTGTTGCATATTCACGCAAGCCAGAGATGGAGCAATTTATTGCAGAATGGAAATCTCTTTATGACTCAAAGTCGGGAGAACGAGGTATATACAACGTGGCCGCAGCTCAAGCCCAAGCAGCCAAATTTGGAAGAAGAGATCCAGATATACACTACGGAACTAACCCATGCTCAGAAATTATTTTACGTCCTTACCAGTTTTGTAACCTTTCAGAAGTCGTATTACGTGAAAATGATACAAAGAAAGATATTCAGCGCAAAGTTGAGCTTGCAACAATTCTTGGAACGTGGCAATCAACACTGACAGACTTTAAGTATCTTCGCAAGATTTGGAAAGACAATACTGAAGAAGAAAGACTTCTTGGAGTTTCTCTTACTGGACAGTTCGGTCATAAGTTCATGTCTGGCAAAGAAGATTTAATTGCTCTTGAAGCATTTCTTATGACTTTACGTGAGAAGGCAAGAGAAGTAAATAGAGAAGAGTCTGGCAAGATTGGAATTCCTGAATCTGCAGCAATTACTTGCGTTAAGCCTTCAGGAACAGTGTCTCAATTGGTCGGTGTATCTTCAGGAATGCATCCATGGCATTCACCACATTATATTCGCACAGTTCGTGGTTCAAAGGGAGATCCCATTTCTACATTTTTGAAGGAAGTTGGAATCCCTGTAGAAGATGACGTAATGAAGCCAAACGATACATACGTGTTTTCGTTTCCAGTAAAAGCACCAGAAGGTGCAATTGTTAGAAATGATTTAACTGCAATTGATCACTTAAACATTTGGCTTGTTTATCAGCGAGCTTGGTGTGAGCATAAGCCTTCTATTACTGTTTCCGTAAAAGAAGATGAATGGATGGAAGTTGGAGCCTGGGTTTATAAAAACTTTGACGAAGTTTCTGGAATCTCTTTCCTTCCTCATTCAGAGCACACTTACAAGCAAGCTCCATACCAAGAAGTTGAAAAAGCAGAATACGATGCTCTTGTTGCAAAAATGCCAACTAGCATTAGATGGGAAGACCTATCATTTTATGAGACAGAAGATGGCACATCTACAAATGCCACGCTTGCTTGCAGTTCAGACGGAAACTGTGAACTTGTGGATATCTCGGCATAGTGGTAGAATTATAGTATTGGGTAAAACCAAAATTCATGGGCATCCCGCCCACGAGGAGATGATAAAATGGCTAAATTTGCAAAAGCAGATTTAAACAAAGATGGAAAGGTAACAATGCAAGAACAGATTCTAGCAGCGTTAGCAAGCTACGGAAGAGCATTTCTTTCAGCAGCGCTAGCCTTATACATGACAGGAAATACAAATCCCAAAGATTTATTACTTGGCGGAATCGCAGCCGTTGCGCCAGTGCTATTAAAGGCACTTAACCCAAATGACAAGAATTTCGGGTTTGTTAACAAAGCCTAAAAAATAGTCAATTAAGAATACTCCTGTGCTAAAATTAGTACAGGAGTATTCCTATTTAGGAGACTATGGCAAATGGCAGGACAAAAGAACTTTGAAGTAGATCAAAATGCTACATTTAGCTTTGTACTAGAATACAAAGATGATAATGGAAATGCAATTGATCTAACAGGCGCATCTGCAAAGATGCAAGTTCGTGATACAAAAGGTGGAGCAAAACTAGCTGTTACCTTAACATCACCTTCTGGTGGAATAGTAATTGACCAATTAAACGGAAAGTTAACTATCAAAATGACACCTACACAAACAAACAAACTCTTTTATCCTAAATCATCTTATGATTTAATGGTTGTCGATTCTAATGGGAACAAAAT